ACCTAAGTTATCAATGGTATGAAGATTTAGAAGGTATGTGGTGGCACATACAAGAACAAAATAGAGAAATTATGGATTTCATTAAAAACAATGAAAGGAATATAACAACACTAGAGGATAATTTCGATTTATTAGAAATACTTAAAATATCAGAACCTGAAGATTTTTCATATAGACTATACAGTAATGAAGATATTAAAGTTTATGTGTGGTTAAAGTAACTCAATAAGATCATTATCAAGTTTAATCCAACAATTATGACATATAATTTTAGAACTATCAATTAAATTAAGTATCTCTTGTCTACCTGCACCATTAACCCCTTTTATTTTAGACAACTTACGTATATTGGAGTCATGAGGATGAAATTTTAGACATATTGTTTCACTCTCACCACAATTTTGACAAGACTTATCAGATAAATGATTATTTAGCCAAGATACACGTTTGTTATAGTGTCTTCTTGCCACTTTCTTGATAGTCTCTTTGTATTTTTCATAATGAGATTGCATAATGCACTATTTATATCTGGTCGGTCTATAAAAAACAGGGTTTAGAAAATTAAATATCTATAAATACAGATATAAAATAGAATGTAATAGCTATACATCAAAAGGAGAACAACAATGGCATTTTTAGTCTCACCTGGCGTTCAGGTAAAAGAAGTTGACTTAACAAATGTGGTACCAGCAGTAGCGACATCAATCGGTGCAATCGCTGGAGCATTTGAAAAAGGCCCTGTTTCATCTGTAACAACTATAACGTCTGAAGAAGACTTAATTAAGAATTTTGGCAAACCAAACTCATCAAACTTCGAGAACTGGTATTGCGCTGCGAACTTCCTACAATACACTAACAACTTGCAAGTAGTAAGAGCAGAAAGTGGAATAGTAAACGCAGTTGCTTCAGGAACAGCAATACTAATTAGAGATACAGATCACTATCTAGGCTCATTCTCTGCTGGAGAAGCGAGTGTTGGTGAGTGGGCTGCAAGAACAGCTGGAACACACGGTAACTCAATAGGAGTTTCTATTTGTGCAACAGCAACAGCATACGAACAAGTATTATCATCAGGTAACTTAACAGTTACGGAAGATGCAGTAGGTTCTACATCAATTGCAGTAGATGATATCGATTTATCAAACAATGTTATCAACGTAGGTGACATTGTATCTTTCTTCACAGACTCAGCAGGTACAACACCTGTAACTGGTGAAGACGGAAAACAATATGAAGTAACAGCAGTAAATACTTCAACTAACGTAATGACAATCAAAAGATTAGACGACCCTAACGGCGGTGGAGTTCATAACATTATACCTGATAACTCTTTTATCAAAAGACGTTGGAGATTTTATGACAGATTTGACGGAGCCCCTGGCACATCTGCATGGTCAACAGCAAACGCAAGAGGAACAGGTGACGAAATCCACGTTGTAGTTTACGATAGAACTGGTGATATCACTGGTGCAGCTGTAGATGTAAATGGTGAAAGACAAAATGCAATTATCGAAACTTTTGCAAACATGTCTAAAAACCCTAACGCAAAAACAGCTCAAGGTTCTACAAACTACTATCCAAATGTAATTTACAATCAATCACAATTCGTATATTGGATGGACCATAATTCATCTGGTTCGAATTGGGGAACTGACACAACATCAGCATATACAGCTGTCGATACACCAACTGCTACAAACTTATCTGGTGGAACAGACGATTACTCACTAACAAATGGTGAGTTAAGACTTGCATATGATAAATTTGCTGATACAGAGTCATTAGACATTAACTTAGTAATTGGTGGTTCATCTTCAATAGCTGCAGATACAGCATCAAACATGGATACACACGTTACTATGATTACTGATCTGGTTGAAAAAAGACGAGACTGTGTAGCATTTGTATCACCATACAGAGCTGCAACAGTTAACATTGCGAACACTACTACACAAACTGAAAACGTAAAAACTGGCTTTGATGCATGTCCAAGCTCATCTTACGTAGTGTTTGATAGTGGATACAAATACATGTATGACAAATACAATGATGTTTACAGATTTGTACCACTAAATGGTGACATCGCTGGTCTTTGTGCATTTACAGATAGAATAGCAGATAGTTTCTTTTCACCTGCTGGATTTAACAGAGGTAACATAAGAGGCGCAATCAAATTATCATACAACCCTAACAATGCTGAAAGAGATATACTTTACAGAGCAAGAGTTAACCCAGTTGTTAACTTCCCAGGTCAAGGTGTTGTATTGTTTGGTGACAAAACTGCATTAACTAAACCAAGTGCTTTTGATAGAATTAACGTAAGAAGATTATTCTTGTTAATGGAAAAAGCAATCGCAACAGCAGCTAAATTCCAACTCTTTGAATTCAACGATGAATTTACAAGAGCACAATTTAGAAACTTAGTTGAGCCATTCCTAAGAGACATACAAGGTCGAAGAGGAATATCTGACTTCTCAGTTGTTGCAGACGCTTCAAACAATACTGGCGAAGTAATTGACAGAAATGAGTTTGTCGCAGACATCTTTGTCAAACCTGCAAGAGCTATTAACTTTATTACATTATCGTTCATAGCAACTAGAACAGGTGTAGCGTTTACCGAAGTAGGAGGAGCGTAAGATGGCAAAAATAGACGATTTTAAAGCAAACCTAATTGGTGGAGGTGCAAGACCCAATCAGTTTAGAGTAACTATTACACCACCACCAGGTATCGCAATCGGATTAGATGTAAGAAGAAGTTCATTCTTAGCAAAGGCTTCAAACTTACCAGGTCAAACACTTGGTGAGATACCTATACCTTTCAGAGGTAGAAATATCTACATCGCTGGAGACAGAGAGTTTGATACTTGGTCAACAATCTTTATCAATGATACAGACTTCATGGTAAGAAATGCAATAGAGCGTTGGATGAATGGTATCAATGACATGGTTGAAAACACAGGTGTTTCATCACCAGCAGAATATCAAGCTGACTTGTTTGTTGAACAACTAGATAGAGATGACACTATTCTTAAAACTTACATTATGAGAAATGCGTATCCGTTATCAACACCACAGATCGAAGTGGCTGCTGATTCAACGAATACCATTGAAGAGTTTGAGGTGACATGGAGATATCAACACTTTGAATCAAGTGGCGTTAACTTCTAATTTACCTACATAAATACATAAGAACGTAGGAGTACATTATGGCAGAGCTATTCGGATTTAAATTCGAAAGAATAAAAGATACAGAAAGTCAAGAAAAGTTTACCCAAAAATCGCCTGACGATGGTACGGTTGAAGTCGCAGGCGGTGGGCACTTTGCTCAAGTTCTAGATCAAGACGGAAGAGATAGAAACGAGAATGATCTCGTAAGAAGATATCGAGATATTGCACAACAACCAGAATGTGATAGTGCAATTGAAGATATCATGAATGAGGCAATCGTTGCTAACGAAAGAGATCAATCAGTATCAATCATAACTGATAACTTACCACACACAAAAAGAATTAAAGATAGAATTAGAGAAGAGTTTGATAGTGTTTTAAAACTATTAGACTTTGATACAAAAGGACCAGATATTTTTAGACGTTGGTATGTGGATGGTAGAATATATTATCACAAAGTAATTGACACTAAAAATCCTAGAATGGGTATTCAAGAAGTTAGATACATTGACCCAAGACAAATCAAAAAAGTAAGAGAAATTAAAAAACAACCTAAAGCAGTAGGACCAGATGTAATTAAAAAACAAGAAGAGTATTACATTTACAACGCAAAAGGTAATTATACTGGTACCGGTTCTAGTAATATGATTGGTGTAAGACTATCACCAGACTCAGTAACTTACTGTCCATCTGGTTTAATTGATGCAAATAGAAATATGGTTTTATCATATTTGCACAAAGCAATTAAACCTGTCAATCAATTAAGAATGATTGAAGATAGTCTTGTTATTTACAGAATATCAAGAGCACCAGAAAGAAGAATTTTTTATATCGATGTAGGTAACTTACCAAAAGTAAAAGCAGAGCAATACTTAAAAGATGTAATGCAAAGATATCGAAACAAATTAGTTTACGATGCAAAGACAGGTGAAATAAGAGACGATAGAAATCACATGTCAATGTTAGAAGACTTTTGGTTACCAAGAAGAGAAGGTGGTAGAGGTACAGAGATTACAACTTTACCAGGTGGAAGTAACTTAGGTGAGATAGAAGATATAACTTATTTCCAAAGAAAATTATATCGTTCTTTAAATGTTCCTATTTCTAGATTAGAAGCTGAACAAAACTTTTCTTTAGGTAGATCAACAGAAATTACAAGAGATGAATTAAAGTTTACTAAGTTTGTACAAAAAATTAGAAAAAAATTCACGCCACTATTTAATGACATGCTTAAAACTCAGTTAGTTTTAAAAGGTGTTATTAATGTAGAAGAGTGGCCAGATATGAGAGAACATATTAGTTATGATTTCTTACAAGATAATAACTTTGCAGAATTAAAAAATGCAGAGTTACTAAGAGAGAAGATAGATCAACTTGGTGCAATCGAGGGATTTGTAGGAACATTCTTTAGTAAGAAATGGGTACAACAAAACGTTCTTAAATTTACAGAATTTGAAATAGAAGAAATGAAAAAACAAATTAATATTGAGGCAGGTATACCACCAGAAGAAGGTGGAGTTAATTTACCACCAAATGATGGTGTAACAAATGAACCATTACAAGGTGTAGAACAACCACCTCAAGAACAACCACCAGAAGATGATATAGGAGATGAACAAGATGTCTAGTGATAAAATAGTTGACGCATTAGTTAATAATTCAAACTTAGATGCTGAAGATGCATTTAAAGAAACTATGAAAGATAAAGTAGCAATGGCGATTGATGATAAAAAACAAGAAATTGCTAAAGGATTTGTGAGAGATCACATACCTGAAACAGAACCAGAAGCGCCTGTTACCCAAGAAGAAGAATAAAAAAATGAAATTTGAAGAGTTATATACGTCTACCTTTGAGGCTGACGAACACAAAAGAACTAAAGAATATCGTAAATTATCGCCAAAAATGAAGAAAGCGGTAGACGATATTTTTAAAAAAATGGACGCAAAACCTTCAAATTTCCTAAATACTTTTGAAAAGACAATATCCGATGTCGCTAAGAAGTATAAAGTCAAAGAAAAAGACTTATTACAATATTTCGAAAAAGAGGCAATTGGATTATTAAAGTAAGGAACAAAAATGGCAGTAGTACTACAAACATTGGTAGATTCGGATTTTGAACATGTTGTTAAAATAACAACTACTGGTACAAACTCAGCCGCAACAGTTGTCGATGCATCAGGTTTAACTGGTCACGACTCTGGTCCAAAACTATCAATTGTTGCGTGTCAATGGTCAGTAGGTTCACAAACAGATATTTTATTTGATGCAACTTCAAATGTCGTTGCATTATCTTTAAATGGTAATGGAGCATTTAATACATCACAATCATTACCAACAATCAAAAACAACGCTGGTTCAGGTGTAACTGGTGATATTTTATTAACAAACTCAAGCGCATCCGTTGGTTTTATTATTTTAAAACTAAAGAAAACAGACGGATATGATAACTTAGATTAAAGATATGACAAACGCAGTTAAACTAATAACAGAAGCTACGGATTTTTCTCAAAACAATTACCTAATTGAAGAAAAGAATGGTAAAAAAGAGTATAAAATCAAGGGTATCTTTATGCAATCTAACATCAAAAATAGAAACGGAAGAGTATATCCTAAAGAAGTTTTGATGAAAGAGGTTGCAAATTATAACAAAGAATACATCCAAAAGAACCGAGCATTCGGTGAACTTGGTCACCCAGAAGGCCCAACGGTTAATTTAGACAGAGTATCACACATGATAACTGAACTAAAACCAGAGGGTGATAACTTCATAGGAGAAGCAAAGATTATGTCGACTCCAATGGGTGAAATCGTTAAAAACCTTATGGACGAGGGTGCAACTCTCGGTGTATCATCAAGGGGTATGGGAAGTTTAGACCAAAGAGGCGGTGCTAACTATGTGAGAAGCGACTTCAAACTGGCAACAGCCGGTGATATCGTGGCAGACCCGTCTGCTCCAAACGCTTTCGTAGAGGGAATTATGGAAGGTAAAGAGTGGGTATGGGACCATGGTAACTTAGTCGAGGCGGAAGTCTTTAATATGAGACAAAGAATTGAGAAAAGAACTCGATTAAGAGAAGATAAATTGAAGGCACTTGAATTTGCAAGATTCATGAAATTAATGAGTAAATAGTAGTTAAAAGTGCCAAGTTTTATAAATAATAGTACTAAATAAAAAATAAAAGGAGAACGTTCCAATGGCTACAGAAATAGACAAAACCATAGAGGAATTAGAAGCGGAAGTTTTGGCTGAATTAGAAGAAGCCAATGGTGCTGATGCTCCTAAAAAATCTGCTGTAAAAGCAGAACCTATGGACAAAATCAAGCCAGCTCTCTCAGGTGAAGACAAACCAGAAGACCTAGGTAAAGCAGTAACAGACCCTAAAGATGCTACTGACCCAGGTAAAGAAGCTTCTAAAAAATCTAAAGAAGTTTCTGGTGATGCTCAACAAAAGGGAGAAGGCAAACCAGACGCAATGCAAAAAATCAAAGAAGAAGACGAAGAAGATAAAGAAGACGAAAAATCTGATAAAGAAGACGACAAAGAAGATGAGAAGTCTGAAGAAAAAGACGAAGACGAAGAGCAAAAAGAAATGTCTCATGATGACATGAAAAAAGAAATGCTTAAAGCTATGAAGTCAATGAAAAAAGACGAAATGGCTAACATGTATGCTTCTTATCATTCAGCTGCAATGTCCAAAACTAAAGATGAAATGTATAAAGAAATGATGCATGGTATGGACAAAATGAAAAAAGAAGGTATGAAAAAACTTCATGCAGAAATGATGCCTTCTAAAATGAAAAAAGAAGAAGCTACTGATGCAAAAACTGAAGAAAGATTAAATTCAGTTGATGTAAAAGAGCACGTTGACGCTTTATTAAACGCTGACGATTCTTTATCAAAAGAGTTTAAAGAAAAAGCTGCTACAATTTTTGAAACTGCTGTTAAGTCTAAAATCAGAGAAGAGATTAAAAGACTTGAAGAAGAGTATCAAGAAGATGTAAGAACTGAAATTGCTGAAACAAGAGAATCATTAACTAACAAAGTTGACAGTTACTTAGATTACGTAACTGGCGAGTGGATGAAAGAAAATGAATTAGCAATTGAAAGAGGCTTAAAAGGCGAAATCGCTGAAGACTTCATATCTGGTCTTAAGCAGTTATTCGAAGATCACTATATCGATGTACCTGCTGAGAAGTATGACGTACTAGAAGCGCAAGCTGATAAAATTTCTAAATTAGAGAAAAAATTAGAGGAAACAATTCAACAAGTAGTTGAGGCGAAGAAATCTGAAGGCGCTCTAATGAAAGAATCTGTTAAGGCTGAGGTTTCTTCAGACTTAACTGAAACAGAGATTGAAAAGTTTGACTCACTAGCTCAAGAAGTAGAATATACTGATAAAGAGTCTTATACTGAAAAGTTAAAGACTATTAAAGAAAACTACTTCCCTAAAAAAGCTTTGAGTGAAACTGCACATGATGAAGTAGAAACTGGCACCGCTGTACAGGCTGACATAGACGGACCGATGGACAGATATATATCCGCTATCGGAAAAGCTGTAAAGAGTGCAAACTAATAAATAGTAGAAAATATAAAGGAGAAACACAATGTTTCAAACACAACATCTACAAGAAAAGTGGCAGCCAGTCCTAGAACATCCCGAACTACCAAAAATCGGTGATGCGTACAGACGAGCTGTTACTACTTTAATCTTGGAAAACCAAGAAAAATCTATGAAAGAAGATAGAGCATTCTTGGGGGAAGCTGCACCTACTAACGCAACTGGTTCAGCTATCGACAATTGGGACCCAATTCTTATTTCTCTAGTTAGAAGAAGTATGCCTAATCTTATCGCATATGATATCTGTGGCGTTCAACCTATGAGTGGACCAACAGGCCTTATCTTTGCAATGAGAGCAAGAGCAACTAACCAAACTGGTAAAGAAGCTTTGGCTGATCCATTAATACCTGATCTATCTAACCAAGACGCTGCTGGTAATACTGGTGGTGGCGACCAATCAGGAACTAACCCAGCTGTACTTAACGATTCACCAAGTGCTGGTACATACTCGTTTGTAACTGGTATGACTACAACTCAAGGTGAGACTTTAGGTGATGGTACAGATGAATTCGCAGAAATGGCTTTCTCAATCGAGAAACATACTGTTACTGCGGTAACAAGAGCTCTTAAAGCAGAATACACTATGGAATTAGCTCAAGACCTTAAAGCTATCCATGGTTTAGACGCTGAGACTGAACTTGCGAACATCTTATCAAGCGAAATCCTAATGGAAATCAACAGAGAAGTTGTAAGAACAATTTACAACACAGCTGTAAAAGGTGCTCAAGTTAACACAACAACTGCAGGTATCTTTGACTTAGACACAGACTCAAACGGAAGATGGTCTGTTGAGAAGTTTAAAGGTCTATTATTTGCAATCGAAAGAGATGCAAATGCTATCGGTCAAGAAACAAGAAGAGGAAAAGGTAACATCATCATAACTTCAGCTGATGTTGCATCTGCTCTTCAAATGGCTGGTGTTCTAGACTATACACCTGCGTTATCATCTAACTTAAACGTGGATGACACTACAACTACTTTTGCTGGTGTATTAAACGGAAGATACAGAGTTTACATCGACCCATATGCTGCAAACGTAGCTGCAAAACAATACTACATTGTTGGATACAAAGGTACATCACCATACGATGCTGGTGTATTCTACTGTCCGTATGTGCCACTACAAATGGTTAGAGCGGTAGGTGAGAACTCATTCCAACCAAAAATTGGTTTCAAAACAAGATACGGTATGGCTGCTAACCCATTCCATACTGGTACTGTTGCTGCTTCTGCTGAAGGTGCAATTACACTTTCTGCGAACACTAACAAATATTACAGAAGAGTACAAGTAACAAACTTAATGTAATAACTTGTTTGAGAATAACAATTCAAAGAGGGGGCTTCGGCCCCCTTTTTATTTTGAGCGTATAAATACTATGTGGAGTAATTATGAGTAAAAGATTAGATATATCAGACAATACTGCTATCAGTATGCCAGTTCGAAACATGCTCGCCATAATTGGAGCTGTGGCAGTAGGAGTATGGGCTTACTTTGGGGTATTAGAGCGTATCACAATGTTAGAAACTAAAGCTCAATTAGCAGAAAAAGACTTAAACGCACACGTTGAAAGATTAGAAGCTGACTTAACAAAAAACACAGAGTTTAGAATTAAGTGGCCAAGAGGTGAAATGGGTGCATTGCCAGCTGACGGAGAGCAATTCATGTTGATCGAGGACCTTTATAAGGCCACCGAAAAAATGCAAAAACATATTGATGATATGGCAAACAATAAAATTAACATAGAGTTTTTAAGAAAACAAGTTGATAAGATGATGGAAGATATTGAAAAACTAAAAGATGCTGACAGAGAAATAACTTACAAGAACGGAAATTAAAATGATAGAGGTAGTAGTAGCTTTATTAATGATCGTCAACTCAGAAATCAAGGAGCATAGGATACAGCCTTCGCTTTCTGAATGCTTAAAAGGCAAACGCCATGCAGAGAGACAATATAGTGAGGGTGTTAGATACCAATGTATAAAATCTAAAGCAGAGCTTGAAAAAAATATAGATGGTTCAATAGCAATTAAATCTCTTATTTTGGAGTAAGAAATGCCAATAGGAAGACAACCAGAAGTTTTAGATTATGCGTCACCTACTCAGTTTAGGATGGCAATTAATCAGTTACCAAAAGTCGAATTTTTTATTACTGCGTGTAATTTACCAGGTATAAATCTTGGTGAAGCTGTGTTCCCTACACCATTGAAACAAATACCAATACAAGGTGATGAATTAACTTTTGAAAACTTATCAGTATCTTTTTTAGTAGATGAAAATTTACAAAACTATAAAGAATTACATGATTGGTTAATCGGTATTGGATTTCCACAATCAAGACAACAGTTTAAAAACTTTAGATCACAAACAGCAAACCGACCTGGTGCGACTAGAGGTAATTCGCAAGACATTGGTGATGTACAACCAGCGACACCAATTAGTCCAATGTTTTCGGATGGAACTTTAACTATATTATCAAACAAGAATAACCCAGTTGTAGAGGTAAGATTTGAAGAACTATCACCTGTTGCGTTAGGAGCTTTAGCTTTTGACCAAGAGGCGACAGATGTACAATATCTTAAAGCTACAGCAGACTTTAACTACAAGTACTACGAAATAGTACCACTAACTTAGGAGTTGACAAATGGACTGGTTAAAGAGTATAATAATCAAATTATTAAAAATTAAAGTATGCGAGTGTAAAAGTTGTGAATGTGAAATGGGAAAAAGTAACTAAACTATATCAAGATAATAAAAATCATCTTTGGGATTACGACATAGAACAATACGAAATACTTAACAATCTTTTTAAAGATGTTAAAACGGTTAAGTGTATTGGTGGTGGTCCCACTTTAGATTTCTTTATAGCACAAACTGGCAATAACGTAAAACAATGCGTTAATATAGATAATAAGTTACAAATAGATTATAGAGGTAATAATTATAATTTAATTAGTTTACACGATCAATATAAAGATTATTTTAATTACAATGGAGAGTATGAATTTGTATTATCAGAAGCAAACAAAATACCTGTATTTGATAAACCATATGATGTGGTAATTGATAATGTTGGGCCTGATGGTGAGCTAGATTATACCTTGACAAATCCCCCAAAAATCTATATAATCAATCACAATAAACACATTGAAAATTTTCAATGGTGTGTTGATTTTAATAATATAATGCCTATGCAGTTTGCAACAAGAGAAAGTTGTTTTTATAGTTTCGATTATATAGAACCAGTTAATGAATACTATGATGTTGTACATAAAAAATTTAAGATTAAAAATAAATGGATACCATTAATAGTAAGAGATAAACGTAATGACGCTAGACGATTTAAAAAAAGAGACGTATAAAGATTTACCTGTTGATAAAGAACATTTAGATACAGAAAGTTTACGTAATCAAGACTTATATGCAAAGTATCTAGATTACAAAACTAACTTTGAATTTTTACTAGCAAAGGCAAAGGGCGAATATACAAAGTTATATCGAGACAAGTGGGAATACTATGGTGGCAAGTCAGATGCTAAAATTTATGCTTCCAAACCATTTGACTTAAAAGTTTTAAAGAGTGATTTAAACATTTATATTGAATCAGACCAAGAGATTATAGACGCAAAGAATAAAATAGTATATCTAGAAACAACAGTAAAATTTTTAGAGGGCGTTCAAAAGTCGATTCAATCTAGAGGGTGGGATATTAAAAATGCGATTGAATGGCGAAAATTCGAAGCTGGAATGGTTTAAACCAATTCAACAAATGCGAGACGAGGAATATTCATTCCTTGATAATTTCATAAGAACAAGAACCTATGGCAATATCTTAGAGATAGGTCAAGGTGGTTCTACTGTTATATTATTAGACGCTACAAAAGATACTGACAGAATGGTATACTCTATTGATATGAAATTTAAATTAAAAGATGTCATGAAATATCTACCTAATGATTATATTGAAAGATTAAAATTTATTCAAGATAACTCGCAAAAAATTCATCTGAAAGAAAAATTTGGTACTTTACTCATTGATGCAGACCATACCTTTACTGGTGTTAGAAAAGACACTATGAATTTTTGGGATAATTTAGATGATAATGGTTATGCAATTTTTCATGATTATGGAAATATGCCAGGGGTAACAGAATTTGTTGATGATTGGATTATGCTTTGGGAAAATGCTAAAACAACAATGGTATATGATAATCTTATCGTAGTACAAAAACAATGTTGATTAAAAAAATAAATGATGTCTATTTAAAGATAGACACCGATCCAGCAATAGCTCAAGAATTATCTGACTATTTTACTTTTGAGGTACCAGGCGCAAAGTTTATGCCAACTGTACGTAACAGAATGTGGGATGGTAAGATAAGATTATTTTCAAAACAAACTGGTCAAATATATGTTGGATTGTTACCATATATTAAACAGTTTTGTCAAAGAAATGATATAGAACCTAAGGGATATGTAGAGGAGTTTCCTTGGCCTCATGAGTATGACCATGCAAAAGGTTTTGTGGAATCTTTAAATATGCCTTTTGAATTATACGACTATCAATTCGATGCATTTCATAAAGCGTTACAATGGAGAAGAAAATTATTTGTATCACCTACCGCATCTGGTAAGTCAGCAATCATTTATGCAATTGTTAGATACTTACAACTATCTAGCATTAATGTTTTAATATTAGTACCAACAACTTCTTTAGTAGAACAAATGGCAAGTGATTTTATATCTTATGGTTGGGATGATTCGCATATTCATAAAATTTACTCTGGCCACGACAAAGTTAGCAACAAACCAATAACTATATCAACTTGGCAATCAATATACAAAGAAAACAAAAAGTATTTTAAAAGATATCAATGTGTAATAGGTGATGAGGCACATCTATTTAAAGCAAAATCATTAACAGGTATTATGACTAAACTAGAGGATTGTCCTTATCGTTTTGGGTTTACTGGTACGTTAGACGGAACACAAACACATAGACTAGTGTTAGAGGGTTTGTTTGGTGAAGTAGAACAAGTTACAACTACTAAAGCATTAATGGATGATGACACAATTGCCAAGTTGGCGATTGATTGTATTGTGTTAAAACATGGTAACGATATAAGTAAGCAATGTAAGGATTTTAATTATATCGATGAAATTAATTTCCTTGTACAAAACAAAAAACGAAATCAATTTATTTACAATCTTTGTAAAACTTTAAAAGGTAACACACTTGTTCTCTATCAACTTGTAGAAAAACATGGTGAGGTTTTAAATGAAATGATGCAAGACCTTGACAAAGAAGTTCACTTTGTACATGGTGGAATAGGAACAGATGAACGAGAACAGATTAGAGCGTTGGCTGAGGAAAAAGATAAAATTCTTATACTCGCTAGTTACGGAGTATTTTCCACAGGCATTAATATTCGTAATCTACACAATGTTGTATTTGCAAGCCCATATAAATCTAGGATAAAAGTTTTACAGTCTATTGGTCGTGGTTTAAGAAAGTCTGAACAAAAAGACGCAGTAAAGCTATATGATATAGCAGATGATCTCACATACAAGAATCGCAAAAACTTCACACTATTACATTTTCAAGAACGAATAAATATATACAATGAGGAAGAGTTTAACTATAAGGTTAACACACTAAACGTATGAGATATAATATAATCAAATTAACAACTGGCGAGGAAATCGTTTGTCAAATAACAAACGAAACGGATACGCACACCTCAATTAAAAATCCTTTAAAAATTCACACTATACCAAGATTTGTAAGTCAAGGAGTGGTGGAGTCATTAGCATTAATTCGTTGGGTTAAACCATATACTGATAATGATTGTGTTGATGTAAAAAATAATCAAATAGTTTACTCTGCTGAAACCTCACAAGGTTTAAGTACGTTTTATGAAAAACAGTTATTAATGGCAGAAAGTCATGGTGGATTTATGACAAAAGAAAAACACCAGAGTTTAATTGATAATTACCACAGAGAACAAGTTCAACAGTTACAAGAGCAAGTGGATGAAGAATATGGTTTAGATCATGATTTTGATGAAGATAAAACAATACACTAAGCTAAAATTTTTATTGACAACTCAACCATTTTTTATTAGAATGGTTAGTTAAAAAGGATGTAAAAAGTGTCTAAGAAAAAATCAGCTGCACATTACGTATCAAACAAAGAACTCTTTGAGGCAATGAAGAAATTTAAAGTTGCTTGTGAAGAAGCAGACAATATTGGTGAAAGACCAAAGGTACCAGAATACATTGGTGAATGTATTTTAAAAATTGCAAATGGTTTGTCTAATAGACCAAACTTTATTAACTATACTTACAAAGATGAAATGATATCAGATGGTATTGAAAACTGTTTACAATATATCTATAACTTTGACCCATCAAAATCTAAAAATCCTTTTGCATATTTCACACAAATAATATACTATGCGTTTATACGAAGAATACAAAAAGAGAAAAAACAACAACATATTAAGCACAAAATGATTGATGGTGGCGAATATAAAACACATGAACAAATGCCAGGTGACCCAAACGTTTATACATTTAATGGTCAGTTTAATCCTTTGGTAATGGTACCAGATGAACCTGTATATAAAACAAAAGAAAAAAAGAAAAATCCAAAAGGATTAGAGGAGTTTATGGATGACGAATAATATGAAAGCAGAATTTAAATTAATATCACCAGAAGCAGATATACTAAACAAACCTTTACCTGAGTTTAAAGATGAAATACTACCAGAGGGATTTACAAGAACTAAAATAGCTGAAGATTTATTCGTTGCAATGAAACAGTTTGGTGGTATTGGATTATCAGCAAATCAAGTAGGATTACCATATAGAATGTTTGTTATGGGTGGTCATCAAGATATGGAAGAAGGTAAAGCAAGAGCATGTTGGAACCCAGAGATAATAGAATTTTCTGAAGAAACAATACAACTAAGTGAGGGTTGTTTAACATATCCATTATTATTTTTACAAGTAACAAGACCTAAAAAAATTAAAGTAAAATATACAGACAATGATGGTAAAGAGTGGACGGAAGATTTAGACCATATGCCATCAAGAGTTTTTCAGCATGAGTTTGACCACATGAATGGCACAGACTTTACTAAACTTGTATCTAAATTTAAATTAGATAGAGCAAAAGAAAAACTAAGAAAGTTATATGAACAAGAAAAGAAACTTGCACCAAAAACTGTACAACTCGCTAAAAAAATTAAAAGAGAAATAGAAGAGAAGAAAACTGGTGTAATAAAACCAAATACAGATATCATAGTATAATGAAAGTAGCAATCATAACAGATACGCACTTTGGTGCTAGAAACGATAGTGACTTTTTTAATAATTACTTTTATGAATTTTATGAAGGCATATTTTTTCCATATCTAGAACAGCATAATATAAAAACAGTTTTTCATCTAGGTGATATGATGGATAGACGTAAGTATGTCTCATATAAAACAGCAAAAGAATTTAGAGAAAGATTTGTATTTCCTTTAAAACATTTAAAAGTTGACTTTCATTGTTTAGTAGGTAATCATGATATCTATTATAAAAATACAAATGATATAAACTCACTAAAAGAATTAATTGGAAATAAAAGCGATAAGTTTCATTTATATGAGGATGCAACAGAGGTTAATGTTGGTGGATTAGATATACTGTTTATGCCATGGATTAATCCACAAAATTATATTTACTCTATGGGTATGATTGATGAAACAAAAGCAGGTATATGTATGGGGCATTTAGAGATTAAAGGATTTCAAATGCACAAAGGACAATTTAGTGAAACTGGTTATGACAAAGATACATTTAAAAAATTTCATACAGTATTCTCTGGCCACTTTCATCATAAATCAGATGATGGTCAAATATATTATCTAGGAACACCATACGAGATATATTGGAACGATCACAATGACCCAAAAGGTTTTCATATCTTTGACACAGAAACTTTAGAGTTAGAAAGAATTGTAAATCCTATAAGGATGTTTGAAAAAATTTATTATGATGATACAGATAAAGATTATGCAAATGAGGATGTATCAAAGTATGAAAAGAAGTTTGTTAAATTAATTGTAGTTAATAAAAAAGATTTATATCAATATGATAGATTTGTTGATAGGTTAATGAAAGCAAACGCATACGAAGTTAAGATAGTAGAAGATTTTTCTGATATGCAAGCAGATAGTGTATCAGATGATATAGTGAAATATGCTGAAGATACCAATACTTTACTAAACAAATACATAGATGAATTAGAAATTGATTTAGATAAGGATAGATTAAAAGGTATGATGCGAGGATTATATAATGAAGCTCAAGACTTGGAACTCTAAATACAAGGTAATTTATGCAGACCCACCTTGGCACTTTAAATCATACAGTTCAAAAGGTGATGGACGTAACGCTACACAGCATTATGATTGCATGTCTATTTCTGATATTTCTAATTTACGTGTTTCTGATTTGGCTTCAGATGATTGTGTATTGCTCATGTGGGTGGTTGACCCAATGTTACCAGAAGCTTTGGAAGTTATTAAAGCGTGGGGTTTTAAATATAAAACAGTAGGTTTTACTTGGGCGAAACAAAATAAAAATGATTTAGGTATGTTTACAGGTTTAGGTTATTGGACTAGAGCAAACCCAGAGATGTGTTTACTTGCAACAAAAGGTAAACCAAAAAGAATATCAAAGTCAGTAAGACAACTAATCATAAGTCAACGACAAGAACATAGTAGAAAACCAGATGAGATATATGAAAGAATTGAACAATTATTAGATGGTCCTTATGTAGAACTTTTTGCTCGTAGAGAAAGAAAAGGTTGGGATAGTTGGGGTAATGAATTGTGAGAAAAAAAATGATTATAGTAGCAGGTGATAGCAATCATGATTTAAAATTTCAAAAAAGAGCTGGGTTAGATTATAAATTAACTCTTTGGTTTGAACAACTAAACCTAGATGTAAAAAACTTATCTAAATGTGCTGCTGGAAATGATATTATATGTAATTCTGTTCTTAAAGCAGTAAATGAAAATAGTAACGTAGATCATGTATATGTATTTTGGTCAGAGTGGTATAGAGTTTTAAAAAAACCTGTATTATCATATAATCAATTTGTTACAAAAAAATATTTTGATGACGGATTTCCAACTGAAAAAGGTAGTCAATATCAAAACTGGTTATATTCTATATCTTCTGGTGATCTTAAACAAGAGTTTATAGAAACAGTAAATGAAAATATGAATAGATTTTACTTACTACAATCAGCACTAAAAAAAATGAATATTGATTACACTTTCTATCAAGACTTATGGCCATGGCCAAATATGAAATATGACAAAATGTTTACAGCTGCAAAATTAATAATAGAACACCCTTTACATGATCTTATAGACGAAGACAGATTTTGGGGTTGGCCTATACACCCACACCTTGGTGGAAAATGTATTAGTAGTTTACAGATAGATCAAGTGTCAGATACAGATAATCACTATGGACAAAAAACACATGATTACCTTGCAAAAAATATTATTGAAAAAGGTATAAATTTATGAAAATTAGATACTATAATAAATTAGATGCTGGACGTTGGTTAGGATTTATTATTGCAATGATAGGATGTTTTATTTTATCAAATGCAGATGTTGATACACAATGGTTAGGATGGGCAATAGCATGTATATCTTGTAGTATGTGGATAAGATTTGCTATTAAGGATAAAGATATTCCTAGAGCTTTAATGGAAGGTATGTATTTACTATTATCTATCAGAGCAGTTTGGAATTGGTTAGTATGATACACTTTGAAAAGATACGTTGGAAAAACTTTTTATCTACTGGTAATAATTTTACAGAGATACATTTAGATAGGCAAAACACAACACTAATAGTTGGTGAGAACGGTGCAGGTAAATCAACAATACTTGACGCATTGTGTTTTAGTTTATTTGGTAAACCTTTTAGAATAATTAGTAAATCTCAATTAGTTAATACTGTCAACGATAGAGAAGCAGTTGTTGAAGTAGAATTTAGAATTGGTACTAATCAATGGAAAGTTGTTAGAGGTATTAAACCTAGTAAGTTTGAAATATACCAAAATGGCGAAATGATTAATCAAGAAGCAAACTCTAGAGACTATCAAAAGTATTTAGAACAAAATGTATTAAGATTAAATTATAGATCATTTACTCAGGTTGTAATATTAGGGTCATCAACTTTTGTGCCTTTCATGCAATTAAAAGCAGTACATAGAAGAGAGGT